TTAAGTACTTCTCTAAGTTTAGTATCGGTAAGATGGATTTTACCATAACGATATGTGTATTCATCACATGTTGCGCAAAACAATTTATACAACCATTCGTAATTACAAGAGTTTGCTCGAGCCCAGATAGCTGATGGATGATTTGAATGTGTTGCTGCATAAAGAGTAGAATCCATATGAGGATCTTCTAGCTTCCACTTTTTAACATTACGCCAACGCGCCGGCAATGATCCATTCACATATCGCTTTTCAATTACTTGAGTGCCATCAATAAGACGATGAGCGGTTGAAAGTAATTGAGCATACTCAAGAATCATTTTAACAACATGCTTATCAAGATGATCTCGAGCTGCTTCTACAGGATTTTGATTTAAGTAAAAGATATTCATAATGTATTATGAAACTCGTCAAGGTACCAATCAAGTTTATCAAGAGTAGTGTTATAACTTACGTCATAGTGTAAGAATGCAACACCACCTTTTTCAATAAAAGGTTTAGTACATCCATCACTATCATCAACTAAGATAGTTCCACCTTCAATTGCAAACTGTGCTTTTTCTGGTTTTGAACATACAAAGTTTGGTTTCCAAATAATTCCATTTGTGTTAAGCCAATTTGTTTTTTGCTCAATTGCAGCTAGCTTTTGCTCTGTACGATGAGTGCCAGTTGATGTTAGCATTTCGATCTTTAAAGATGGATACATTGTTTCTAAACGTCTAACACCATCAATAAAGGATTCACCATTAGGCATCCATTCCAATGTTTCGAAGATACGTCGACCAAGAACTGCTTCACGGAAACGTTCTCTGTCAAATGTAAATTCATGCCACATAGCACGATATGCTTTCTCAAAGTTGCAAAGCACACCATCCATATCTAAGTATAATGTAATAGTTTTCATATAGTTATTATATCACATCGTTGACCCGTTGTAAACCTGCCTTTCAAGTTCACGGACCTGTGATCGAAGAGCGCTACACTCTTCTTGTAACATTTTATTTTCTTTAAGTAACCGCGTAATTTCAATAAAGATTTCTTTTGTTGATCGATCTATTTGATCTACAGCATCATTTAAGTTTGCCATTTTTTTTCCTAAACTGATATTCTCTTTTTAGCCACCATTTAAAAAGTTTAAAGTATTCACGTTCTTGGTATTTTGGAAGTTGTGCTATCACATGCTCTTCACAATTCTCTAACCAAAGATTATGTACCCAACCTCTAAATGGCGACCACTTCATTGCAATGTATCCCAAGTTTGAAACGGCGTTTTACGACTTGCAATTAATTCAAACACTCTATCTTGAAGTTCCATTACTTCTTCATAAGTAACATGACTTTCGTCAAGCTTTCCTTCTAATACTGCTTGCATAATCATTTGTCTATCTTCAGTCATTATAGCATCCTCAATAATCCAACTGTATCGATAGTTACAAGTAACATGTAGTTAGCCAACATGCCAAAAGATTTCCGAGTATAAGCAGCCCAAGCATACATAGCACAACCAGCAATCCAAATAGGATAGAGTACCAAAAGAGGTGGATTGGGAACAGTAAGTGCCATTGTGATAGAACACCCGATGCTAATAGCCCAAGCAAGCAACTCAATAATAAAACGAAAACGACTACTGTTCCAATCATCTTTAATCCACTCTAACGTAGGTCTAAATAAGTCTAACATATCACCACCATGAATCGTAATAAACTGCATCACCAGCTTTGATAATTTCGCGAGCTTCAAGAATAAACTTCATTGTAGCTGCAATATCTTCTGGAAAAATTTCTTGTGCGCCGAAGAAAAATCCTTCAGTTGGTGTAAGTTTATTTTCACTAATGTCTCGCTGTAGTTGATCAAGATCTTCAACGTGTAGTCGAATAGGTGCACAATTAAAAGATTCTTTTGGACCATTACGTTCACGGTATAGACGTTCCATCCAGCCATGAAGAGCATTAAACTTACGCCAATAGGCAATATCATTTACTGGATCTTGATTTGTATTAAATTCAAAATCATTTACAACGTGTTCTTTGCTAACACGATAAGCATACATATCCAAACCCATGATTAAACTTCCTCTACAGTTACACGATAAAATTTACCATTTACATCAATAACGCTCATAGTCTTTTTAGTAGACTTAAACGAACCAGTTTCAGTAAGATCGTAATTAATCTTACCAATGTTTCCAATTAAAGTGCCAACCTTTTTGGCATCATCATTCAAACCGGTTTTAATACGGTCTGCAATATAATCACAATAAGCTATCATAATTTAGTTCCTTTTCACTGTTGATAAGATTATTATATCACAAAAATAACCCGCTGTACATGGTTAACCTCTACGCATGCGGGCTTGTTCTTTAGCATCATCTTGACTAAAGATAGGAACTGCATTTGATTTATGAAGAGTACCAATACCAATCATAGAACTACCAGTGTAAACTTTACCATGAATTGGTTTAGTACAAGGTGCGCCAGTACAAGGAAGACTAGGCACCTTTGGGGTTTCCCTATGATACGCAGGTGTGCTAGTTAATGTAGTTTTTGATTGTAGTTGCTTTAGAGAACGCTTGATTGCTCGCTGTTCTTTGAGTAAAGCATCACGAGTAGCACGTTGCTTTTTCGTAAGTTTAGATTTTTGATTTGTATAAATCATATGTTATTCATTAATTTCGATATTGATATTATAAATTGGAGTTTCATCAATTGATGAAAGCCATTCGTTTACGATGTTAGAGGCTGATTGAGAATCAGAAACTTCATAAACGTATTTACATTCAAATTCATCAGTAATAATAACCTTTATCATATTTTCCTTTTTGACTGTTGAATTAATATTATACCACAGTTTTTTAAGTTTGTACAGGGCTATAAGTTGTTGATTTATAAGGGCTTTTCATATCGTGAAACGAACACAGGACCATAAAGGTCCTGTGCCGAGATTGGGATCACCTACTTTCTAGTGTTTTGTAACACCCCATTCATATGGGTGTCTATCTTCTTCTGTGATTTGTTCAATGTAAGCGTCTATATGCGCTTTCTTGTTAAGCAATCGACTGGCTACGTCTCCCCTGCCTTCCTTTTTCATTCTTGCAATATGATGGTCAAGTTCACGTGCGTCTTTTTTTAATTTTTCTAACTGTGAAGGAATCATGCATTCTCCTAAAGTAAATTGTACATTGAGTAATCACATAATATAAACACTAATCGATAAGCTTGTCTCCTATAAAGAAAAACGGACCAAAGTCAATTAAGACTTGGTCCGTTATATTATACTGTATGGATATTTTCCATACTATTATTTATTTAAAAAGCAATCCCGGGAACGCTTCTTGTATAAGTTTTTTAGTTAATCCCTTATACACACCATCTAATTGTTTATCTTTCATTTTGCATATAAGTTCTGCTTCTCTTGAATCGATTCTATAAAGCATATCAATAAACATACGCTCACGTCTAAGTGGATTAACCTGTTCACCAGGACCACCTTTTACAAAATATCTAAACTTTTTTGTTTCATGCACTAGATGTGTTTTATCGTACTTTTTCTTTTCATTCTCATCAATAGAAGGTTGACCCTTTGGAAGAATAAATTCAATAGTATCATCAAAGGCTCCCTTTAGCACATCTCTTAACTCAAGAGTGTTATGCTTACGAAGTACTTCAAACTTTTCTTTTTTTGTTTCTGCTTTAGATACTAATTCAAGTACTTCAGAAACTAAAATTCTTTTAGCCATTAAAATTCACTCACTGATTCAACTAATAGGTTGCAACGTTTTTTAATTAAGTAATCAAGAATACGCGATCTTGGTGCCATTTCTTGTGATTCATATGTATTTATAATTTGATCTTTAATGTCCTGTGGAACTTTACTTAGATCAATAAGTTGTAAGTTGCGTTGATAGTTGCGATACGTTTCAGCATCCATAGAACCTTGAAGGTTTTCAGCAACTGCTAGCCATGCATCGATTTTCTTTTGCGTAATCGGCGATTGGCGTTCGCCATCAACAATGGTATTGTCACCGGAAAGAACATTAGGAATACCATCACCTTTATCACCGCGGATAATATGTTCAAAAAGATATAGGTGAGGGTTAGCGTCTGAGACGAGCTTTTTCTGAATGGGAGAAAATTGCTTGACATTTTTGTATTTCTGAAGTTGAATAAAATCACCATCAGAAGAAATGATCATAACAGGTTCATTCTTACCGAACTCC